TCGGGCAACGGCATCAAGTTTGTTATTGAGATGGATAGGGACATGAGCCTGTCTGAATACCGCTACAACAGAGCCTATTACCGCAACATATTGTCAAGCGAAACGGGGCTTGAGCTTGACAGTTCGTATTCTTCATATCATACTTTCTTTGGTTATCATGGGAAAACAAAGATCAATAACAACCGCCATATTTTCACGGCAATCACACCAGAAACGGCGACAAAGAATGATGACGTGGACGCATCAAGCGTAGCAAGTGAAGAGATTAGGGATATCGCTAAATACCTATCAGGGAAGAAACTAAACTATTTTGATTGGACAACCGTTTGCTTTGCACTGCAAAAAGTAGAGGGCGGGATGGAAATGTTCAAGCTCATTACGGAGGGGGATGATTCTGAGGATCACGCTCACCGTGACTGGGAAAAGAAATGGATGTCTTGCGGAGATCCACGAGATATTAACGTTGGAAGCTTATATTATGTGGCAAACCAACACAAATACGAGAGAAAGGAAAAGTATATTGCTGAAGGAAGGGGGAAGTTCCTCCCTTTCGTCATCAAGCAAGATGGGATGTATTCTTTTTCAAAGGATGAGGATAAGCCATCTATCCGGGTTTTCGGGTTCACGTCAATAAAGATACAGTACACAGTCTATGATCCGGACAATGGAAACCGGATATGTTTAATGGTAAACGGTTCCGAGATAGTATTACCGTCTACCATACTATCATCTGCTTCTGATTTTAGAAAGGCGATATTGGATAAGGCGAAGTGTAATCCATATATGATAACCAGCGGGAAGTACACCGGATATTATGATATGCTGTTTAACTATATGGACAAGACCAAGGACAGCCTTATGGTAGAGTCTCTGCATGGCATTGGTAGGATTGCAAAGGATATGTGGAACTTTGGATCAGTCGTCATTGTGAAGGGCATGGTTTTGCCATACGACCCGCTTTTAACATGGGAGGGCAAAGGATACGCCATTGATGATGTTAGCGACAAGCTATCTATTATGGATAATCCGGTGCTGCTGAAGAAGAAGCTAAACCTAATGCATGATGTGTACCAGGAGTATGCCGCAACGGCTATAGGGTGGGCGGTAGCGAATGTGTTTTACCAAGAGATCATGCACGAGCTTGCTGCGTTCCCTATCCTTTTCTTGTTTGGCAAGACTGCATCAGGGAAAACCAAGCTGGCTACCATTATCTTGGCCATGTTTGGAGTCAAGAATCCAGAGAAGGCAAGCCAATTTAGGCTGAGCCTAACATCCGCAACGCAGACAGCTATGGCAAGAGTAAAGCACAATGTTAATGGCATCCCGCACTTTTTTGATGAATACAGAAGCAGTCGTAAAGACCACTACGAGATGTTAAAGAACTTTTACGAAGGTGCCGGAAAAGCTATGGGTAAAAAAACCAATGATGCTCAAATACACAGAATGGAAATTGGTAGTGGGAGTATATTCGCTTCCGTCAATAAAGACACGGAGCCTGAAGCGATTAACCGGTGTGCATATATAGACATGAACGGGATAAAGCCAAATGCTCCGGGGGCAGAGATCAAGTTTCAGCGGGAGTTCATGTCCGAGAATGGCTTAATGGAGCTGTCATCTTTTGCTATGCATATTGCCTGTGAGAAAACCTGGCAACAATATATAAAGGAATACAGAGAGCTTCGCAGATATATTGAAGAGGCTCTATGGGCTGACGGCATCATAGTTGACAGCAGGATACAGGTAAACTATGCCATCATTGGCGCAGGTTATAACCTGTGCAAGGGTTTATTTGATAACCACGTTCAGAACGATTGGTGGGTAATGATGGCACGGCAATCATCGGAGTATGCTGTTGTAAATGATCCGGTTGAGAAGTTTTTGGATTACATTTATGGCTTCGCCTACGAAGGTAAGTTCAACAGCTTCATCTCAATGGAGACGGATAACAATACGGACAGCGTGGTTCTGGTTTTCCATCCCGGCATGGCACTAACACAGGTACGCCTGATAGAGCAACGTATGGATAACCTTATAACGATTGACTCGGCAGAGCTAAGGCGAAGGCTCTTAGACCATGATGACTTTATCAAGGTCAGCACCAAGCAATACTACGAGGGCGACATGATGAAGAAAATAAGCGTAATAAAAATGAAATACACACCAAAATAGGAGAAAACAAAGTGAAACGAAAGACTTATATCATATACAACGTGGAGTATTACTCGCTACATGCTGTAACGCCGGCGATTGGACTAACATATCATGAAGTATACCATAATTACGAGAAGTGGGAAGGACCATTAGGCTTACTCAAATACCGCAATCGCATATTTTGCCTGAAACAGCGGGCACAAACATTCATGCGTCTCACACCGGGATATGTGCCAATGGAATATAGTAAAAAGCGTAGCCCCTTTGCAGAAGGGAAAAACAATGCTAAGGCGAACTCCATCAAGGTGATTCATGGCAGCGTTTGGACAAGGAAACTTTCACGTGGTGAAAATAAAGCTTGACAGGATATGCCCACTCGAATATATTGTAATCGAATCTAATATAAAGGAGATGAAAGATGACCAAATGGAAATGTCAAAACTGCGGTCAAGAGTTTTCCCAGCCTCTGGCTGTCCGCCGTTGCATGATAGGATATGATGGGAAGGAGCATTGGGAAGATGGATACACCTGCCTCTGTCCTGATTGTCAGTCATCCAATATCAGCGAGATGCACATCTGCGATAAGTGTCAAGCTGAGAGTGATAAGCTGTTTGAAGGAAGATCAACCAGGGAATGTTTCAATGGGAAAGATAAAGATACCAAGGATAAACCGGTCACAAATTGAAAGAAGGGGAAGAATCACAATGAAGACTAATGTCAAAACAATGCAAGACTTGGCGGCGATATTTCCCGATATCTATCGGGAGCATAAACTACTCTGCCATGCCCAGAAAAAGGCAGGATCAGTGGTGATAACCATTCTCGATGAGCATAACAACATCTTCCAGGTAACTGGCGGCACGGCTGAGAAAGCTTATGAAAACCTTATGTATTGGGTGGCGATAATCGAAGGAGATAAACCATGCGAAAGCTGAGACGATACGATGAGATGAAGGCTGAGATCGCCGCCATGCCAATCCGGCTATCCGCAATAGAGCCGCTAAAAGCTCAGGAGGGCAGCATAAAAACAATCCCGGCTGGAATATGCCGGAAAGGAGAACAACAATGAAAAACACAACTATTCCAATATTCCCCCATCATGTTCTTAAAGACGGCAGAAAGATTATTCTGACGTCTAAGCATGGATTTAAGTTCTCTGATGGCACAGAGTTTCCGGGACTTCCAAAGGATTTTCCTATGGATTTCTTGGACGCCCTTGCCGTCAAAAGAGAATTTAGGGAAGTATCGGCTGCCTTGCCTAACAAGGCAACTGAAAGTAGACAGAGTTTACCAAAAGAAGCTTTGGATATTTTATCAAAGCTTTCTATGGAAGCGGACATAATTTTAGTTTCTTTCATGGTTATATCAGCCCTGAAGGAAATGGGTATAAGAAACTTGTATCCAAAAGTATTGGCATTTAATGCAACTCCTGAGACTACGAGAAGTAGTCCTCAGGAAAAAGTTGTAGACATTACCAACTGGGCTTGGTGATGGGATAGGGAGGAAAAAATGACAACATGGAAATGCCATGACTGCGAATCAACGTTTAGTGAGCCGGACACGATATTGTATCGTGCTGGTAGATGCGGCAATGGCTCGGAAAACTGGGAGAAAGACGAATACATAGATGTCTGTCCGGTGTGCGGATCGGATGAAATATATGAGGCGTATTTCTGCGCCGATTGTGAAAAAGAGGTTTGCGAAGGCGAACTTGACGAAGACGATTTATGTTCCGAATGTGCAGCAAAAGCCGACGAATATGACGAAATGATAGATCGGGTAAAAGATGCGCTTTCTACGCCGATTGACATGTCGCAAATGGTAAAATCAATACTAAATAAAAAGGAGAATTAAAATGAATCTCAACAAGTATCAATCAACGTACATCGACCAGCCTGGGATGTATGTGGTAACCATCACAGAAGCGAAAAATGATTATACGCGTTCCGGTAAGGAGTGCGTATTCGTACGATTCGAAACAGAAAAAAATCAAGCAATAACATGCTCTTATGTTGAAGCAGTATATTTTAAGCTGTTTCGGTTGGCGCAATCAGCCGGTCTCACGGAAAGCCAACGCGCTGATTTCGAGCCGGGTATGCTGATTGGAAAAACGGTAAAAATTAATGTAATTAGTGATGATAATGGTCGCGTAAATGTAAGCGAAACATACTCTGCATCGCTATCCGGCACGGCATCCAAATCAGGCGATGCCACGCCATTTTAGGGGGTTATGATGAACGACCTTGTAGCCTTGCAATCGATTTCGAAGGAGCTGGCGCAAAGCCGGCTCCATGCTCACCGCAATCCTGCCGATGTGCTGTTTGTGATATCGGTAGGCGAGTCTCTTGGGCTAAACGCAGCCACTGCGTTGATGAATATCTACAACGTTAATGGCTTGCCAACAATGAAGGCAGATCTAAAATTAGCGCTTGCAAAAAGACATCCCGAATATGCCGGTTGCGAGATTGATGCCAACACAGAAAGATGTGTCGTAAAAATGAAGCGCCGAAAGGAAAACGGCACAGAAGAATCAATTACCAGCACATTCACCATCGAAGACGCTAAGCGAGCCGGACTATTCCCCAAAAAAGATAATTGGCGCATGTATCCGCAACGCATGCTAAAAGCACGAGCGATTAGCTACGCGGTAAACGATTTGTTCCCGGACATTGTCTTCGGGATGCTCTCATCAGAAGAGGCGCAAGACATTGATCGGCGCACAGAAAAAACTATGGAAGAATATGAGATCATCGAAAGCGAAGCAGAAGCTGTCCCGGAAGGTGAAACAATAGATCAGCCGAAGCAAACAAATGATGAGTTTGCCGAACTTATGGCGGCGACACAAGGCGTCATGCGAAACCTTGTGGATAACAAAATTGACGGCTTTGATAATGAAATTCGCAGGCATTCGAGCATCCAAAAACATTTAGGGTGTAGCATGATTGCAGAATGCACGAACTTCCATGATCTATATGAATACCATAACCATCTCGCCGCGATATTGCGCGGTGCGAACGCAAAACCAACAATAAAAGAGCG